GTGTGATGATAGCTGCATCCATCAACCCGAATGGCTCTCAGGTGGTCGAGATCGAGTGGTCACGGGTATCGGGGGCTGGTACTTGTAGCTGCTACGAGAGGAATATGATCCACATTGGTTGTGCTGCGAATGACATCAAACAGGCATCCGGTACTGCCACTGACACCAATGCTGACACCACTCCAGTTCAGGTTGACGACATGATCATCACAGACCCCGGAGCTAATGACTGGCTTGTGATCTGGGGTTCTTACTGGTTCGGAACCACTTTGGCCGCACCGGGGACTGGCATGGATTGGGTGATCCGTGAGGGCGGGGTTGCTGTCACTGACTCGAACAGGGAGTTCTGGCTTGAGGACTCTCTTGATGATACGTATCAGGCATGTTTTGGTGCTAGCAGGGTCACGGTCACTCCTGCCACTGACGATATTCAGTTATATGTCACCGGAGCTGACTCTACCTACACTCGGAGCATCTATACCCGTACAATGGTGGCACTCAGAGAACCAACAGCCGCCTACAAGCTGGAAGGCGTCACCTATGACAAGGATGGCTCGATCTTGGGTTCAGTGAAATGCTATCTCTATAAGGACAACCTAGACAACACAATCTCGTTCAAGGACTATGTGCTGTCCAATGCCGGCACAGGGGCGTACTCGTTCACGGGGATCGCTGACAACGACTCAGCCTATCTTGTGGTGTACCTCAAGGATGATACCCCACACGTAATGGATGTGTCTGATCATAACTTAACACCGGTGGCTGAATGAAATGGGTTCTGATATTCTTGTTGACATCACCGTGTCCACAGCATCCACTTCTACTGGTACATGGGCCGACATAACTGGTCTGAGTGCCAGCAGCATCACCGTGCAGGGCACCAGCAGTGTTGTGTTGTTGATGTTCCAGATGACCATTGACCCTGCCGCTGATGCCACAGCAGAGTTCAGGTTCACAGTGAACGGATCGGCCACTGGCAGTCCTGTCATCACTGCTTTCACTGACAATGCTGCCAATGAAGAGTCGGAGGGCTGCACTATGATGTGGGTTGTGGATGGACTCTCAGGTTCGGCCAACAGCTTTGCAGTGCAGTGGCGTACACTCACTGGTATCCCTGTTGCTGACACCACAAGGCCAAGATCCTTGCAAGTGGTGGAGATCGACAGTGATGCCGAGATCATAGTGGATATGTCAGCATCAACCACAGAGGCGGACCCCGGAACTTGGGGAGATCTGTTCACATCAAGCAGTGTTGCAGTGGCAGGGACAGGCAGTGTCCTGATGTTGATTTCAAACGTGCCCTACAACATGGAAGCTGATGAGGCTTCTGACTTTCGGTTTGCTGTGGACACCGCAGGAGAGGGAGCAGTCACAACTGCAAGCACGGACAATCCATTAGAGGGGGGTGGATGGTCAGGAGTGCACTGTCTTGATGGTCTGTCAACTGGTAATCACACGTTCCATCTGGAATGGCAGGCCATATCAGGAGCAGGTCAGACTGATGGTGCTCGACTGAGGACATTTCAGGTGGTAGAGTTGACAGCTAATGCAGTCCTCAAGCTGGACCTAGAGAGCAGTGTCGCTGGCACAGCACCGGGCACTTATGGGGATGTCAATGGACTCTCAAGCTCGTATGTCGTGGGTGGTACATCAGTTATCGCCCTCATGTTTGCCAACATCCAGATAACCGCCGCTGTTGATAGAAATGCTGATTTTATGATCGGAGTGGATGGCACAGAAGAGGGGGCTGAGCTGATCTCATTCACGGACTCTACTGTTCGTGCTCACAGGATACTCTTGGCAAGAGCCAAGACAGGACTATCCGCAGCCTCTCACACCTTTGCTGCTCGATGGCAGAATATTGCGGCAATTCCTACTCTGGACACAACAAGGGCAAGGACTCTGTTCGTGATAGAGCTTGGTGTGGTGGTCACGTACAAGCTTGAGGGGATCACCAAGGACAATGCTGGCTCTGCTTTGGGATCTTGTCACACCTTTCTCGTGAAGGACAATCTTGATAATACCTACACCTACAAGGCATATCTGTTATCGAATGCAGTCACAGGTGCCTACTCTTTCACAGGACTCACTGACAACGATGCGAACTATCAGGTGATCTCATGGAAGGATTTGGCAACCCACGTGTTTGATGTCACCGATCACGTATTACAGCCGGTGGTGGAATAGATGGGCGCGAATGATGGCTATCTCAGATCCGATGTTGACAAGGGCGAGACCTCACCAGATAATGATCTCAGGCTCCGTACTCAGGCATCCAAAGAAGTAGCGGCAGTGATCGCTGAGGTAATGAGTGTCACTTGGGCCAATCTCAGTGAGGTCTTGAGCACACTGAAGGCAAACATTGATGAAGTCATGACCATAGGCACTTAGTTGATGGTCTTATGGAGAATGTCATTGTCATCAGAGACCCCAAGAGGGGCATTGGATCGGAACCAATGCGTTGTGTCTGTGTTGATCGCATTCTTGGTCATGCTAACCCTGCTTGTCACTATTGCATGGGTACTGGTGAGATCGCCCATTCCATAGACCACGCCCAGACAGAGAACCAGCGCATCACAAAGGCAGAGATGTGCTTCGAGAATGCTCTGACCATCTGGGATGATGAAGATGAGATCCCACTTACTGATATCCTTGCATATTTCAGACCAGATGATGATGTGGTTATTAATGACATCATATTGTATAAGGGGAAACAGTATGAAGTGCTCTCTGCTGATATGATGAGAGGACTGAATGGCGATCTGTTACTGTGCTGTGCACTAGAGAGGGTTAGTCAATAAGCTAATAAGAAGGCATAGATATTACCAAGCGGTGATCATTTGCCAACAGGCATATCTCTACGATCCAAGATATATGACGTTACTCTCGAAGAGAGCAAGTCGGGAAAGGCCGACTCGTCTGACTGGGATCCGAATAAGATTCCAATTGACTTCTATGCAGGTTCTGTGTCCGGTGTCTTTGACAACGATGCGGGTACTGGAACCAACTACTGGACTGCGTATGATAGCAACATGGTCGATGGCTTCTGGCTTCACATGGGTGTGGATGCCACTACTGCCATGACCGTTGACACTGCCTACTGGGTGACATATAAGACTGACAGCCAGTTCGTTGCCATGGGAGTGCCCATGTCGGGAGAGAATGGTATTCTGGCAACCGTGCCTACCATCCTATCAGGCATCACATCAATCAGTGATACCGGAACCGACTACGAGATCTCTAGCCTCATCACAGGTCAGACCCTAGCAGCCACAATTCCATTCGTGCCACCACTGAACGGAGTTGTAATTACGCAGATCGAAGTAAATACCGATGGTACAAACATTGACATTGGTATCTATCAGGGCGATCAGACCACAGGCACAGTACTGAACCTCAAGTTCACAAAGACTGCTATCAATGGAACCTACAACAGCAGCACAGAATACCCCAACCTTAGAATTGTCATCGAGGATGACTCATGGCGTCTTGGCATAGTTGACGCGGGCGTTAACGCGACCCCAGCAAATACCACCGTCACTGTACGAGGGTATCCACTCATATGATCAAAATCAAGATGTCTGCACAGCAGGCAAGCATGAGAGATTGGTTCCTGCGCAAGGTCAAGAAAGGATCTGACACAGCCGCAGGCAAGGCTGCAGAGACCCTTGCAGACATCATCAGATTAAACATCACCAGTGGATACTTTGTCAGCCCGCTTGGTCTTGATGCACCTTGGCCACCAAGAAGTGAAGCCTATGCCAAGAGGGTGGGCCGTGGCCCCGGCATGGTGGACACAGGCGCTCTGTTAAGATCTGTGACCGTGACCGATCTGGGTGAAGGAGAGTTCGAGGTGTCTGTCAATGACCCGAAGGCGTCATGGTTAGAATATGGCGGTTTTGGTGTCAGGGCGGATGGAACACTAATTCCAGCAAGGCCCTTCTTCAGACCTGCCATTCATTACTTTGAGCAGCATGGTATTGCAGAGACCATCCTGATAGAAGAGTCCATGGGGGCGGCTGCTGAATGAGCTATAATTATACTGGCGCAATTGGACTCACCCCCAGTGAGTATCGACCTGCAGGGCATCTTGCAGTTTATGATCACATCATCACCAGACTGCGTGAGAAGATGCCCAGTGTGGTCTATATGTTTGGTGGCGGTGCCGACTATACTACTAACGTTGACATCACATATGCTCTTGAGTATCCCGACAAGCTCATAGAGCTTCCATTTGTTGCACTCACTTTCATATCAGAGTTGGCGGGAAATGTTGGCATTGGACAAGTGCCAGCAGGCGTGGACTTTGGTGAGTACTCTGGCATCACAAAGAACATGCTCCTCCAGATAGACGTGTGGGGTAGGAACTCCATGGAGAGAGATATGGTGGCCGATGCCATCATGTACGTCATGCACACTAGCAGGCATTATTTCAGTGCTCTGGGATTCAGAGATGTGTTCCCTGATTTTGCCAGTACTCGCATGTTCGAGCAGGCAGACACTACCATCTATCCAAGGGTCACTCAGACCACTGCTAGGGTCTGGAGAAAGGTGATGACTTTCAATATCGAGTACGATCTGATCTGGGTGCCATCAAAGGATGTATCCACAGGCATCATCGAGCAGATAGACATCACAGGCACTGTCTGGTATGCAGACTTGGCATTGAGAATTGGCTATGCCACAGATTTAATACTAGACAGTAGATATGCTCTCAAGAGACCTCTAGGAAGGTTCACATGATGGTCGATACAAGTTTTATATTCTACAAGAACAACGTTCCCTTTGAATTTCCACAGGTGTTCAGAGAGAAATGGGATTCTAGCTCACAGACCACCCTCACCGCCACCCCGTACACAGGACACATATTGTTCATTAACGAGATGCGGTTCTGGGCATCTGGCGATCTTGCATTCTCTATTGGTTCAATGACCATCAAGCACAGTGTTGCTTCTGGGTCGAACCAGTACCTGACCATAGCAACGATCACAGAAGAGCAAGAACTGATGGCATTGGCCAGTGAGCTTAGAGGCTTTCAATTTCCGTCAGGCACTTACAATGTACAGGGAGTGATCAAGTTCGATCCGCCCCTGAAAATGCGCCAGTCAACTGGCCAGACAATGACCGTATCAGAGACCACTCTTACCGTGGCAGGCACCCTATGGATGAGCCTACACGGCTGGAGCATGACAGAAACGGACTATGATGAGGTCACATAAAAGTTAAGAGTAACTATGCAACATGAAGAAGATGATGGTGACCACTTATGTCGAGAATACTTCCCGGAGTATATACTGAACAGAGAACAGGAGCCATGGCAATTGCCTTGCCTGTCAGTCTGAACACGCTTGCAGTGGTAGGAACCGCCAACAGAGGCGTGTTGGACACTCCTACTCTGATCACAGGCATTCAACAGGCTTACAATACGTTTGGTTATCCTGACGCATTTGATAGCACTACCGAGATGCAGGAACTGAGCCTCACAAGGGCCATTCAGCTTGCCTTTGATGGCGGTGCTAGTAACATCTACGCTGTCCGTGTTGCCGCCAGCAGCGCAGCCAGTGCCACCAGAGATGTACAGTCAACCAGTGGTGACTGTGTGATTCTCACAGCAGCCTCAGAAGGGACTTGGGGAAATGATCTCCAGTTCAAGATCGAGATCGCTGATGGTGACACCGCAACCACAGGACACGTAGCACAACACTTTGGTTTTGTAGAGGACACGTACACAGATGCCCTCACAGCCTCTTCACCTTTTGATTATCTTGATATAGCCACTGCTGTCAATTACTATGCCGAAGAGAATGCAGGTAACAGTGTTCAGGTGATCTATGACTCTGGCACGGGCACTGCTGTCGATATGACGATCATTCATTCTGATGCCCATGCCCTCAAAGAGACCGCAGATGTCCCGGGAGAACCCCTGAGTACTACTGCCATGTGGTGTTCACAGACCTTCACAACCCTTGACGCATGCACCATAGAAGGCGTCAGAATACGGATGGCAGAAGACGCAACAGGTCTTACTGGAGACGTGACCGTTGCTCTAAGGGCAGTGGACACTGCGACAGGTAAGCCTACTGGTGCCCATCTTGCCAGTGTATCAGTTTCGGACACGACTTTGGCTCTATCGACATCCTACTCTACTGAGGTATTCACCTTCAGTGCTACATATGACTTGGTGGCAGACACCAAGTATGCTATTGTGATATATTGTGATACCATAAGTGCTGGTATAGTGTATGTCGGTGGACTCACTGCTGATGGCACTGACACCTATACCAAGGGTGATGGATGGTACTCATCCAATAGTGGGACAGACTGGGGTGCATCCACCTTTGTCGAGGACTACATGTTTGACATCATCATAACCATCCCAGAGGCACACTGTGAATTTGTGGTCAACAATTGGGATACTGCATGGCCGGGCGGAGAGTACAAGCACATCCGATGGTCAGGTGATTCAACTCCTACTGATACTACACATGCCAACATAGGATATTACACGGCATCTTCGAGAAAGCTCACCGTGAAGTACGGAACCCTTGAAGAGTACTTCTGGGTGGTTGACGGAACCGACATGGTTGCTGATGTCAATGCAGGGTCAGCCCTTGTAACGGCCACTGCTGATACCAATGTGACAGAAGAACCATTGATCACTACAGGGTTCCAACAGTTCGGTGTAGGGGCAGGAACCACAGGTAACAGTGGTGCCGCTGACGTGTCTGCTGGTGACTACGATGCAGGATGGACAGCACTTGAGTTGTTCAACGTGCATGTTCTGACAGCCGCGGGTAGGTCTGACAGGGCCACCATATCAGCCATGACCGCCCATTGTGAGAACATGGCAAACAAGAAGAAAGAGAGAGTGGCCGTTGCTGGGCATGCGTTTGATAAGACACTGGCTCAGGTATTACAGTCCAGTGGGCCATATGCATCAAAGCGACTGGCATTCGTGTCGCCCGGCATAGACAGAGCAAACGTCAGTACTGGACTCGTAGAAGATCTTCCAGCATCATACACTGCCGCCTACTTTGCAGGGCAGCTCTGTAAGGGAGATGTGTCTGAGTCAAACCTGTTCAAGACTTTGAGTGTAGCAGGACTCGAGACCCTATACTCTGAGGGAGAACTAGAACAGATCGTACAGCGAAGGATAATCCCCGCCAGTGAGATGGCCGAGGGTGGGTATAGATGGAGAGAGTCAATAAACACCTCTTCTGACTCCGAATGGCGAGAGATCACAACTGTCAGGATCACGGACTATGCCACATTTGGGTTACGATCCATCTGTAATCAGTTCATTGGCCGTAAGAACCTTGGTGGTGCAAGATCCGCAATTGCGAATGCCGTCATTGGGTTCTTCGAGACCATGAAAAACAGTGAGATGTTGTCAGACAGCATGCCATCATACACGGTGTCTGTGACATCAACAGAGCAGCAACAGGCCGCAGGGATTGTGCAGGTGACTGTGACTTTCAAGCCAGTGAAGGCCATCAAGTACATCACAATCATAGAGTACATCGAATAGGTGATATGAAATGTCGTTAGAAGAGAAAGGAACAAACGTGAGCGCCCTTGGTGAGACAGCACCACAGTCTGGCATCTACAAGGGCTTCAATGTCCATGTGACCATTGCTGGTGTGATTGTTGGCAGAGGCCAAGAGATCAACTTCACCATCAATAACAATATGGAACCGTACTATGAGATTGGATCACGCAATCCGTGGTACGTGGAAGGAAACTTCGACTGTCGTGGCACCCTTCGTGGAATGGTGTTTGACACCATGAAGATGAGGCTTGCTATGGGCAGTGCCAGAGATGTTGTCGGTGCATCCCAGAAGCTATCTACCATTGATGCTGCAACAGTGCTCAATAGGAGTGATGATATAACCGCAGCAGATCTCACCCCTGCTGCTGGTACGCAGCCATGGTGGAAACTCTATGAATTTGACATTACATGTGAGCTTCACATTGATGGTAAAAACGAGTTCATGGAATACATGTTTTCCGATTGCAAGATTGACACCTATCGAATGGGATTCACACAGGACAGCGAGGTTGGAGAGACCCTTACATTTGTCTGTCCGAGAGTAGGAATAAAGATGGCGACCATCACGTAGGTGATATAGAATGTCCGAAGAGACTCCCGATCTGAAAACGGCACTGTTCGCAGAGGCCAACCAGATGAAAGAGATCAAGATATCAGACAAGCTCACTGTCACCATCAAACCTCTCACATGGCAACAGGAAGTGGCCATTGCTGGCGCGGCTGCTAACCTTGTCAAGAGAGGGGTGCCACAGGAAGTGGCTGATCGTGAGTACATGAAGCTCACCGTGCATGCTGGACTCGTTAAACCAGAGATGACCGAGGCTGAAGTGGAGCGCCTTAAGATCGGTATTGTTGTGGCCCTTAGCAGTGAGATAGGCAAGATCTCGGGCGGCATTCAAAAAAAATGATTGAGGCGTTCTATAGAACGCCCGAAGGGGAACAACTGTACAATCTAGTAAAGGCATTCGACTTCAAGATCCTGCCTGACCAGTTCAGGAACATGACAAAGAACGAGATCAACGAGATACTGGTCATTCGTGAGATGATGATCAGGGAGGTTGAACTGGCGAATGTCGGAAGGTAGTAAATTCTCGTATAGGATCGAGTTCGAGGCCGATGAAGACAGCCTGATCAACACCGTCAACACGGCCATCAAAAGAGTAAAGCCAGACATGGACAGTAAGCTCAATGAGATGGTCACTAAGTCACTAGCAAAGTCAATACGCAAAGCGATAAAGAAGACAGGCCCCATCCAGTTAGAAGTTGAAGTGGCAGCTGATTATGAGAGAGGGATATCAAGAGATGCCAGACGGGATATGCCTGTGCCGTCACAGCCAGACACAGTGGGCGATCTACTGAAACAGACCGCGGCGCTCATGGAACGTGCAACTGCAGATGAGATCAGTCCACTCATCTCTTCGACCATAGGCATGTTGATCTCACAGGTGATGGGCTATCTCACGGATAATCCAGTGAGTGCCACCCGTATATTGGGTTCAGCAACGTCTAGTATCACCACCCAAGAAGGAAGATATGGCGATCTGAGTGTGGTGTTAAATTCACTTAGCAGGCTCACCGGACTGGCCGATGGACTGTCACGTGGCCTTGAATCGATGGATGAACTGCCATATGGCATGAAAGAGCAATTGATCGGCATCATGGGCAGAGAGAGGGGCATGGAGTTTGTCACCCAAGAGATGAGCATGGATCAGCCAGATGGTATAGTGGATGTCATGACTGTGGCCAAACTCTTGTCAATCATGGGCATAGAACCTACCATCACTGAGGACATTGGGGATATACTTCGCACTGAGATAGCGGTTGCTCTCAGTGAGGGTGGTGTGGCCATTGCCCAGTTTGAGCCAATTGTCGAAGAGAGAGAACAACAACAGTTTGAGAGGGTAATTGGATTCTTACAGAAAGAGGTGGTACCACATCTGACAAGTCTGTTCAGTACCGAGAGGGCGCGTCTTGGTGAAGAGTTTGACATCAACATTGGAAGGGTCGTGGATGCCATCATGAAGACGTATGGGGGCTTTGTTTCAGATTGGTATTCGAGTACTTCCGAGATAGGTAAAGAGGCAGTACCCCCCGTTCCGAGTGATCTTGCCATCAAGGAGATGCCGGGGGATGTCAGAAGATCCGAAGTGGACATCAGTAAAATAGTAGAAGCACTTAACAGAGTAGTAGAAGCATTGTACAACATTGGTGAGACAGGAGCAGCAAGAGAAGTGAAACACGTTGTTGGTCTAGTAGATAGAATGCGAGATCACCATAGGAGTGAGGATCATGGCGGGTAAGCGAGCAGTCATAGGGTTCCCCATCCAGTTGATGACCAGAATGCTTGCCGGCGGCATGAACATTGGTGGTGCAATTGGTGGTGCACTTGGAAATGTGGTTGGTGCCGTATCATCGGCAGTCGTGGGTGTTGCCGCAGTCACCACCGTTCTGAGTTCTGTGGTTCCCAGTGTTTCCAACATGGTCAACAAGGTGTCCAATCAGGCCGCAAACGAACTTGGTATCACAGTGAACCCCTTAGAGGCACTGATAACCTTCTTCGATCTCAATGCCAACGTGTTGGAGATCGATGAACAGCGCAGGCTTGCCATTGTTGATGTGCCGGGTAGAGAGGGCGACTTCATTCAGAACCTCGGATCCAAATCAGTCACTTATCGGCTCAGTGGAAGATTCTTTGCTGTTGACCCAAAGGCCACCAGTTCGACCCCCTTTTCATCCATATTCAGAGCCACGTTTGATAACAATGTAGCAGTGGGCAACACTCAGTTGCTAAGATTGTTAGAGAGAACGGGTGTGCCTGTGCCGTTCATATGTGAGTACGACATTGCAGAGGTAATTATCACTCGTGTGAAGCTTAGTCTTGTGGGGGGCAATCCAGAATGGGTGAATTATACCATAGATATGATAGAATATCGCAGACTCCCACAACTGCTAAAGATGCTAGGACTTGCAGGGTTGGGGATGATGTGATAGATGTCATCTGGCTTCTTTAAGAAATACATTATGACATCTGGCCTGACCCCGGTGTTCAAGATCGAGACCTGTAAGAGTCTGGAAAGTGGGCGCATTGGTGACAAGACAATTGAAGACACATTTCCCTCTTGGGTGAGAGTGGCTGACCCTGACAGGGGAATCGGTAGTTTGCTGAGTCTGAGTGCCATCAGGGCCAAGGTGACAGATTTTCTTGGATCACAGACCACAGACACCCCACTACTTGGGCTGATGATTGATACTGCTGTTCTTAATAGATACAGGGTAATTGCCAATCTGATCTTTCAGAACGTGCTCGTGAATAGGCCAACTGGTAACCAGTGGTTGAGTGAGGATCTAATAGAGTGTGGGTACCCAATCAGGGTGTCAATGGGATTCCTGACACCAGAGGGTCATTTCATTCAGCACCCATATGAGAAGGCTCTGACCGCAGGCAAGATCTATCCCATATTCACCGGAATTGTTGCGGCAATGACGCAGGAGATTGTCAGCACTGGTGATAGATTCCAGATCACATGTTATGGTTTCGAGTACCTGTTGTCACAGGCCAGATGTCTTTCATTCACCGCAACGAAAGGAGAACATCTCAGAGATGTATTCGCAAGACTGCTAAGACAGTTTGCCCAGATGGCAGATCATTTCGTTAATGAAGAAGAAGCGATAAAGACCTTTGGGCCTCTTGCCACAAAGGAATCCCCAAAATGGCCAGTACCAATTCTCAGAGCAATGGGAATTATCGCTGGAAAGACTGACAAAGTCTCTGCTAAGTCTGTCATTAGACGTAACATAAGGCTGCTTAACTGTGATCGTGCTCCCCGCCTCTTACAAGACTTTGATACTGCCAATCTCAAGAAGAAGAAAGGGGGATCATCATATTTTGATGTGATCAAGGCCATGTCACCAAGACCACCATCAACACTTGACGAACAGTTAAAAGTGGCACTTGGTGACACTCTGAAAAACTTTTACTCAAGACATCTCTTCTTCTTCGACTATCAGGGAAGAGCAACAATCATGGGCCAATTCATGAGCACCACTGAGATAGCAGCTGGCACTAAGAGACCAACACATGACAGGGATAGGGTAAGAGTTCATGATGCTGTCATAGGGAGTAATGTCATACACCTACAGATGAATACCACTCTTGATATGTCAGCAGGGGCGATTGACCTGTACTACCTAGATCCAAGCCCGGGAGTAGGACCACCATCATTCACACCAGCATCAAGCGAACACACACCCTCATTTTCAGTATCGGGGCAACTAGAAACTGATGCAATGAGATACTACGGGCCGGGGTCTCATTGGGGAAGACATGACATATTTCTGTTCGATCAGGGAGATACTGCTACAAGTGTTGAAGATTTGGATGAAATATTGGAAATGATTGGTAATCGTTTCAAGCATCTTGGCATGCGGGGTTCTAGTTACATGGCAGCCAATGTTAAAATGCAGGTGGGTGATGTACTCAGAGTTGTTGACATCAGGGACAAGGAAGGATTTGGCACATCAGTTGGCGCAACGATTGATCTTGGGGTAGAAGCGGCCACCAAGATCAAGTCAGCAATTGTAAAGAGATTTCCAAGTCTTGATAAAGACAAAAGGCTCTTAGGGAAAACAGTCAATCTGGGTCTGAAAGGTGTAGAAGACATCTATTGGATATGGAAGGTAAGGCACTATGTGGGTCAGAATGAGATCACCAGCAAGGCCTTCTTTGTGAAAGAACCACAGACCCTGATTACCACTACCGATGCGTATCGTCGTCATCAGATACAACGAAAGAAAGGAGTAGGGTCGGCAATAGGAGATGATTAAATGCTTCAAGGTTCTAGTTTCTATCCAGATGCAGTAATTGTGCAAGTGTATGATGGTAGTGTGACCCTAGCGAATGGGAAGAACGGTCTTGGATGGGTACGGGTGAATCTTGCGGGGTACATAGGTGAAGATCGGCAGTGGGTGAGAGATGAGTGGGATGTTGATGCCCTGTTAGTGGTGCAATATGCTTCTAAACCCACCACTGACGAGACCCAGTCCAGTTCGAGGAAACTGGAATCTCCACTCAATCAGCAATATGGAATGATCACTCCACCCAGACGTGGTGACAAGGTGATTGTTGGGTGGTTTGGCCCAGATCGTTATTTTGTGATGGGTGTATATCCCGCGCCCGGTGGTAGTGAGTTACCAAGTTACACATCAGACGATCTATCTTACATTCATCGTAGTGGCGCATCCATCAGGTTCAATGACAAGTACCCCGGAGTGACTGCGCCTGTGCCTGATGAGTACGATGGTATCACGGGTGCCATGTCAATAGTGGCCAACAGGGCAATACACCTTGTTGGATCCAAGTTCCTGCCCTTTGGTCTGATGGCCGAGCATGCCTCACAAGACATCAAGATTGATCTCAATGAGCCAGAGTCCGATGGGTATGCCTACACCAGCATATTCGATGATGCAGTACCAAGTAGCACGTACTATCAGCCTTGGGATACCAGTGCCACTGGCAAGAAGTTCGTAGGCCCGCCAAATGAGGCATTCCCCAGCACCGCTACCAATGTGGGGTCTGACACATTCTACCTGCTTCATCAGGGTGGTGGTGTGTTCAAGATGGTTCCTGTGAACACGGATTACACGGGAATCAAGATGGCAGCAGATGGCATGACCATAGCAGTTGGCACCGAGTACTGGGATGCGGGATTGCGGAATAAGGATACAGGTCACACATCACCTGCACCAGATAGTACCATAGTGTCTGGGGAGTTGAACATTGTGCACGAGTCAGGTGCCAAGGTCAGGATCGACACCACTGGAAACGTCTATATTGATACGAATGGTCAGATTCTCTACCTTGGTGACTCTGGTGGATCGCCACAGAATGTTGTCAAACATGGCGACTCTACTTCGGCTCACATTACAGTCAACATGCTTGGCATGATCTGTTATGATCAGACCGTGACGCCGGGGCACACGCATACTGTTGTGGCATCTCAAACAGAGGTGAAAATTCCATGACCGATTATCCCGGATTCAAGGCTGAATACTCTCATGACTATGATTATACTGGGCCTACATGGACTCATCCTACTAGACCCAGACATATGGCCATGTTTGCTGAAGATGTGGATAATCCAATAGATGTAGTAGCGGCCGACAATCCATTCTTTCAGCTTGTTGGTGAGGCCACTATTGGTGGTCAAGATGGATACTTCAGGGCAGGTACATATGCTTCTGGGTCTTGGCCGGGAGTGGTCACAAACGGGGAGATCAAGGTAGAACTTGGGAAGATCACCGTTGATCCGAGCATTGTGCTCAATCCAACTACCACAACTGCGGCACCAGACACTTTGGGTTCGTTGATGTACGACAGTGGTGGAAACGTGCTCAAGTATTGGGATGGTGCGTGGAAGACAATCGGTGTCAGTGGTCTGACTCCCCACATACTCGATGATGAGACCTATCACACCGCCACGGGACTCACAGTAGGACATGTTATAGCAGCTGATACTGCCACAACATTCAGTTGGCAAGCTGCGCCTACAGGTGCTCATGTACTTGCTACCAGTGGGCCGCACAGCGGCACTTTACCGTTGGCTGATCTTGCAGTAGGATCTCAAGGATCTATCATATACCGAGATGCAACGGACTGGGCAGAACTATCTCTTGGTACTACTAACTATGCCCTTGTTTCGGGAGCTACTGATGTTGCTTGGGCGCAATATGACTATGGTTGGCTTGCTAATGTACCATCGACATTTGCACCGTCTGCACATGTTCTATCAGGCACGGATCACACAGCAAGTGGTCTCACAGTGGGATATGTCATAGCAGCTGACTCAGCCACCGCATTTTCATGGCAAGCTGTGCCAGATGCCCCCGGAAGTGGAGTCCAATGGAAATTGCCGGTCTGGGATACCACAAGCTCTCTCGGAGATTCAATGGTCAGTCAGAACAGTGGTGGTACTGCACTCACGATAAGTGGTTCTGTTGGTAGCGTCACTGATCTCTCCATGACAGGTGAACTTGATCTCACTGGTACTGGTGCCATCATAGACATGAACCCATCTGGAACTGGCACTCAGACCATCATCGATATCACTCCGACTGCCACGATTGGCGCAGCTGCCGAGTGGACAGGAATTTCGTTGGATGCAGATGTTCTTGATCCCACTGGTGCCAATGCTGAGGTCGTTGGGATGCGTATCTCACTCTATGGTGTTGCTGTCACAAACTCACCACTCCTTGAGGGAATCAGGGTCACAATGCCTGACACATACGGTGGTGGTACCGAATATGGTATCGTAGTCGAAGGAGACGGGAACGATGTCTATCTGTGTACAGACACTTGGGCTGCACTCTTACATGGTGATGTCAGGGTCTATGGTGGAGACACGGTCATTAGTGAAGATCTCTATCTCGGTAGTGACAAGACCTCACCCAAGCTGGCTAACAATACGGATGCTCTTGAACTGTACTCTGGTTCGACCCCCACTCTTGCTCTCACACTAGCGACTGACCAAGATGCCACATTTGCTGCACAGGTCAGTATTGGCTCCATAGTTGCGGGGGTCTCCGATTACGACAAATTCTTGGTCAGCGATACTGGGATAATCAAGTTCAGGACTGGTGCTGAGGTTGCTAGTGATATCGGTGCATTGACGGGCACACATGGGGAGTCTGCTCATGCTGGTGACATCATTCCTGATTCTAACCAATCATTCTCTGGACAGCTTGCTCTGTCTGGAACAAGCAGTCCCTTACTCGACCTGAATCCAAGTTCTACCACCAGTGTCATAAACATCATTGATATCACACCCAGCGCAGCTCTGGCAGCCTCTGCTAACTGGAGAGGTGTCCTGATTGACGGAAGTGCTCTTGACCCTGCAGGAGCCGGTGCTACAATCTTTGGTTTCTTGGGCTCATTTTCCGGTGTCAGCCTGACAAACAATCCCGATTTCTATGGGATGAACATTACTATGCCTGCGACTTACGCGGGTGGAACCGAGTGGGGCATCTGGGTTCAGGGTGATGGGAGAACGGTTGGTCTATGTGGAGATACCTATGCTGTTGACATTGGCTCTGGTGTCAAGCTCGTTGACAATGATATCTACGACTCAGGCGATAATCAGATGATTGGATTTGATGGGTCTGGATTCATTGACTTTCTTGCCAGTCAGGGAACACCACCAAGCGATGATGATGTCTTGGCGTGGGACACGGCTTCGAGCAAGTGGGTTGTTCAGGCTCAGACAGGTGGTGCAGGAGGAGTCACAGGTTCAGGCACGGCATGGACTCTGCCTGTCTGGGACACGACCACATCGATTGACGACTCTATGATTAGTCAGAACTCTGGAGGGACCATAGCCACTGTCAATGGGGCTCTCGTGGTTGATGACTCTATCGATCTAAATCCATCAGGCACAGGCTCAGCAACCATCATCGACATCACCCCAACTGCCATACTGTCTGGTGTTGTCACTTGGAAGGGAGTAAATATTGATGGTGGAGCAATGGACCCAACTTCTGGTCCTGCTACTATTTATGGACTTGATGCCGATTTCAGTGGTATAACTGTTGGGCAGAACCCAAACATAACCGGTCTGAGAGTCCAGATGCCAACCCCGACTTATGGTGCTGGTACTGTCTATGCTGGAGAGTTCTCTGGTGAGAATAGAACGGTCCATCTCTGCACAACTTCGTATTTCATACATACTTCAACTACTATAGCATCGGGCTTGACTCACATCTATATGGAACCACAGGCATCCTCTCAGTCCACCATAATTGCCTCGGGTGGTAATCTTGCTTTCAATGCTGTTGGCTATGTTCATTTCACATCCGGGACTAATCAGCACTGGTATATTGATGCGGGTGGGATATTCTATTTCCGTGACCAAGATGATGGTGATGCCACTCGGATGACACTTGACTCGGCAACTGGGAATCTCCTTGTCACTGGTACTCTCATAGCACAGGGGAAGGCCACTGTGGATGGTCTTGACCCAGAGGGTGATCTTGCAGACTCGCTTGGCTCTACTTCAAAGACATGGCTCAATCTCTACGTGCAGGATATCTATGATGCTGCCGGTGGTCAGATCATGGGGAACGATGGGGCTGGATACATCGATTATCTTGCAAATCAAGGAGTTCCCTCAGATAACGATGTGCTGGCTTGGGACTTAACAAACTCACGCTGGGAGGTTCAGGCACAAACTGGTGGCGGACCGGGTTCTGGCGCCCAATGGACTTTGCCTGTCTGGAATACCACGACCACTCTTGGCAACTCAATGGTCTCACAGAACAGTGCAGGCACAGCAGCCACTGTTGGTGGAACATTGACTGTCACCGGATTGGCCACTGTTGATGGTCTTAATCCCGAATCTGATTTGGGTGATGGACTTGGTGATGCTACAAAGACTTGGTTGGACATCTTCGTTCAGAACATCAAGGATGATGATGGTGTGATCTGTGCCAAGACCGCTTCTGATGGCAAGCTCTACCTCAATGCTGGCACAGGTGTGAATGATATAGACACTGCTATGCAAGCATCACCTACTGACGATCAACTGCTGACCGCACAGGGCATCCTAGAATATGCCGCAGTCGCTAGAGCACTGTCAATGTACGGGGCTGCAAACCAAGAATGGGTTCCACTGATATTTGAGGCCGTTGAGAATGGTGGAGATGATGTGTCTGCTGAGCCGGGGGCAGCAGAATGTGCAATCTCTAACGCTGCGAGTACGCCTAGAGAGTGGTTATACGGGCTAGCCCTGCCACCGACTAAGGTAGGCTACAAGCTGTACTACGACGATTGTAGGTTCTACATATCTCAGGCGAACATCAGTAATAAAATAGACAACGTTTGGATAATCGGAGTCACCAGTGCAGGAGCCGTGACCACCATAGATACAGACTCTACAGGCTATACAACAACTGGGTTGAAGACATTCTTGACAGTGCAGAGAGATTGTTCTAGTTATGAGAAGATATTTGTGAAGTTCGATGTCAATGTCAACGCATTTGGGAATTTCGACTTACGATTCGTGTCGTTACAGTGTTTCTATGGAGCATAATGGAATGAGATGGGTGCTCTCGAATGACATTTAAGAGAGTACGGTATTCACCAAGCGGTGAACATTGAAGGGAAAATAGATGGGCATTGTCCCCCAAAGAAGAATGAGCAGACGATCTCGAGTCTGGAAGATACTCTGGTTCAACGGTGAGCTATTCATCATTGGCATCGCTTTCATCATCGCCCTCTTTACCAACACATTCTGGATTATGGTTCTCCCACCATTCGGTTATGTCACTTGGGCTATCATAGCACAGATAGTCTATATGTGGGCCTCTCCCAAATGGATGGCCAAGCACCCAAGAGTGACAAAGGGAATGTTGAGGGGAGAGATAGCGGACCTGAGATACAAGCTGAATCGCAAGAACTTTGTAGTGAAGGGATATTCCGAGACAGTGATGAATCTGCTGGAAGAGGTCAAGCGACTGAAAAAAGAGGGTAGTTGAAGCAACGAAGATCGTCACCTCAACATTGGGCGAGATTAACTTCTCTTCTTAAGCCTCTCGTACAGACCTAGCCACTTGAAGAGTTCTTTCAGAACAGTGTCATCCATTCCAGCTGCTGTCAAGAAGCTAATGACAAATACCAGCCAATCAACTTCTAGTGGTATTGTCCACATCTCAAACACGAGCAGACCAGCGAATATACCAATCGCTATGGTGGTGAAGAAGTTCACCAGATAGCCGTAGTTGAAGTCGCCCCATGTGAGTTCTCCTTTCCTTATTTTCAGGTAGAATGGTAGAAGTAGTGTCCACAGAGTTCCAAGAATCCAAGCAATCATGCCAAGTTGGAAGGTCGGGAATCCGAATGTGTCTAGCATTGATTGAATCACCTGATAGTCTGATGAACATTACTCACATAAATCTTCTTGGTTCCCTTGGGAAATGAGAAATGGTGGCCAGAAGTAGTGAGATAGACATTTAACCTTGCCAGTCATTGGCAACGTAATATTGAAATATCCACGCATCGACTATTTCAACAAGCAACTTAGTGTGGTGACCGCGTGAGCCAGAATGATGTTGATCTCATCGGTAGGGATCTCAAGATGAACTTTGATCTGTCGGACATTGATACCGACAGGACTGACATCTCTACAGTCGAAGGAAACCGGAATCTGGCTCAGGCCATTCTTTTGCGTTTAAGAACACCAATAGGGTCACTACCATTACAGCCAGAGTTCGGTAGCCGACTGTCACAGCTCATGGGCAAGGGCCAGAGAAAAGAGAACGAGTATCTTGCCCGCATGATGATCGGTGAGGCTCTGATGAAAGAGACACGGCAGGTCTCCGTTGATAACATTGAGGTCAATTACGACAACGATGAGCTTCACATATCATTCACTGTGATTGGCATCAATACTGCCACTTCTACCAACATAGAATATTCATTGAGGGTATGACAATGAGTGAGTATCAAATCCCAAACCTGAGAACCACCGAAGAGATCAAGAGCCAGATGCTGGATCAGATCGTCAGCGGCTACAGACCAGTGTGGGAAGAGGCCATAACCTACGCCAGTGGAACCGATGTCTATACCCTGTACTGTGACAACACCGATCCCAAGAAGGCGTATGACATCTTGCGCGTGGTCGGCATAATGGATGGCATAGAGACCACTTTCACATTTCAAGCTGACTACATACTTGCAGATCAGACTGGTGATGGTTACTATGACAGCATATCATGGAGTCCAACAGGTGACGATCCTGATGACGGCACCGTGTTCTACGTGGATTACAGGTACCTCATTGTGGCCAGCGGCCTCACTGATGTCAGTGGTGGGTCTGTGCTCAGTACCATCATCGATGCCTGTGCTCTGCAGATCAGGCTCGTAGAACTGAAGCTCAACGATGTGGCAAGAGATAGTTTCATTGACTCAGCAGACGGCCTTGAACTGGATGAACTTGGTGAGATCGTAGGCGTCACGAGGAACGATGCCGTCAGCACAGCAGGATATGTCACCATGAGCAGGCCCGCAAACTTGACATCTGGTATCGTCACCATTCCCGTGGGCACACAGATCAGTACTATTGGGGCATCCGGCACATCTGCTGTGACATTTGAGACCACTGTGGCAGCCCAGATGGCCAACACTGAGACCGATGCCAAGGTGTCCGATGCCACCCATGATGACTATGAAAAGAAATGGATTGCAGTACAGGCCATCAACCCCGGCATAAGCGGTAACGTGTCAAGCGATGCCATCATAAGAAATGTGAATGCCAATACCGTGATCACGAACATCACCAATCCATCTAACTTTGACGCCTCAGATGAGTCAGTCACTGGTACTGGAACCGCACAAGTGTTCACTCTGGCACACTCTGTAGATAGCAGTGGTTTTGTTGACAAGGATGCTGATGGAAAGGCCATAGAAGTGGCCAATGAGGATGTCAGAGGATGGATGTCACAACCACTTTCTGCGGGGGAAGTAAGAGTAACCATTAGTCCTGATACATGGGTTGGAACCGTGACCATTGTTGGGTATTCATCAGCAGATGGAGATCTTATATCAGATACCATTACAGTGCCCGGGGCTGCTGGGCCTTATGACAGTGCAGGTATTGACTTCACTTACATTTACTATATCACTTTCTCTGGGGCAAGTGGTGGACTTGATACAAGGACCGTTAGAATACAGTGCCCAAGGACAGCAGGTTACATTGTGGGCAACACCACTGGTCAGGCCGTAGGAGATCGTGTTGACTCAGGATTCACTGCCCTCTACGCCAATGATGATGCCTATGACACCATATATGTATATGACAGTGGATCGTGGGGTTCAGACCAGAGAGCCAGTTGGACACGTAATGAGATGACAAATATAAGTGCGTATGACAGAACCCATTTTTCATATACTGCGGGTCTTGCTTCTTGGGAATCAACTTACGGATCAGATGGTACCAAGAAACTCAGGTTCGGATACGTACCAATGGCTACTGCAGGGTCTGGAAAAGCAACCCAGTATTCAGTAGATGGTGATGCTCTTGAACTACTGTGGCCACTCTATGATGCTTCTGACTTGCTCATGGACTACACATGGAACAATCAATTCGTTGACGGGTCAGACGTTGAGGTTGATGATAATTACAAGATCAGGATAAAGAGCGGCGTCACAGCCTCAGCCAAGGGCACTCTTGCCGCCCTAAGATCCGCAGTGTTATCGGTAGATGGTATTGCGGGCACCACGGTTGACGACTATTCAACTGATGCCTCTATTAGTGTTGGTGAGGTTGAGATCTTCGCATGGTCTGCTGCGGGTGTGTTATCAGCAGCGAAGGAGTCTGAGGTGATCGCCGCGGTGGAACTGGCAAGAGCTGCGGGCATTCAGGTGACTGTCGATGGCCCAATACCAGTGTACATTGCAATAGGCATGACGGTCAATGTGCCACAGGATGAGGGTTATGTCCTAGCAACAGTAGAGACTGATGTCGAGGCTGCCATGATCAGTTGGATAAACTCATTCAGTGTGGGCGATGACATACACGAATCCGAACTGATCACCATAGTAGAGGCAGTGGATGGTGTGTCCTATGTGGACATGACAAGCATCACGGTAGAGGGTTACGATGATCCTTCTGACGCCGGTGTGGCAGATTATCCACCACATGACTCATCACCATGGTGGGACTGGGACAGCGCAACAGGCGGATGGAATGTGATCGCGGTCAACAGTGGTTATATTGTGAAAGCGGACACTGATGCCACTGGAACTGAGATGGATGTAACAGCACAGTATGAGTGAGCCACATGGAAATAGTGCAAGAAGAACTCCATCACTACAGTTCGGGAGTGAGTGAGTATCAACTCAAGGTGCTCAATTACTGTGGGTACAAGATACTCTACGTGAGAGGGTTCAAGACCCTAGACTCTGGATCAGTACATCACATGTTTGATAATGGTACTGACTACGAGCAGAGAGGTGACAAACTCTACTGGCTTGGCACTGGCGATCTGCCCGCAGTGCCCCCACCTGTGCTTGGATACGAGTACATTCCGTTCTGGATCACATATGTGTACGAGAAGAGACCAGAGTCAACCATCAAGAGTTCTATCTATCCATTCATTGGGACAGACTCAGTGCTGACATCCGTTGTCACAGCATTTGGTACACAGATCTACAGATCGTACAAGAAGAGGGAAAAGGCAGTAAGAAGCATGGCATTGTCAACATCCACAGGTGAAGAGCTTGATCTGCTTGGGGGTTGGTATGATACCACAAGGTTCGATGGTGAGTCCGATCTGAGCTTCAGATCAAGGCTGCAAGAGTTCCTGTCAACATTTCTGAGTTCAGGTACTCCTGAGTCCATCATCTCACTGATGGAGAGAATGACTGGTAAGACCCCCACCATAGAGGAACTGTGGGAACAGACATCCTACTATGATTATAACCCATCAGATGCCAGTATGGTCTATGTCTATGATGATGGTGCCAGTAGTAATATTGCAAGATACTTCTCGTTTGTGAATCAACCCGCAACATTCTATGTGATCTTTAAGACGGAAGACTACAGTGTGTTTCCAACATATGGGGCCTATAATCTCAAAAAGTCACTCAATCTTGCAAAGGCAGAGGGCGTGACAGGATATCTCGGATACCTTGTGGATGAGGCATTTGGCACGAATGATGACAACTGGGCAAGACAGACAGTTGTGCCACAGAGTGGTACTACTAAACCGGGCACCAGCAGCATTGGGGATTGGTCTGTGACAGGCGGTGAATACAAGTACGATGACAGCACAACGCCCGACTATGCAGATGGACTCAGTGTGATCGACAACTCTGATTTCGATGGTGAATGGGGAGACTATCAGGTGACTGGTTATGTCCGCGATGTAACAGGCACTGTAAATCAGATGGCGGGGGTTGTCACCAGATGGCAGGCCAGTGGAACTGATCAGTACGACTGCTACATATTTGGTATCTCAGCCAATGACGACAGGGCATATTGCTACTACTGGGATCATAGTGCAACATCACTTACCGAGAGGCCAACGGGACTGGGTGGAGTAGCAGTGACAATTGATACTGCAACCAATTACCATCTCAGGGTTGATATGCGGGGCAACTCAGCAAGGTTTTATGTGGACAATGTACTACTCATCAGTGATGTGGATGCTTGGTCTGACATCAGATATGGAAGACCGGGCTTTGGCTGCATAGATCAAACTGGCACTCATGCGGTACAGACCGCTTACTTTGACGAAATGAATGTGGTGATCTAATGGCAAAGGACAACATGGATGTAATCAGCATTACTCCCGGCGCAACCGTGAAGGTAGAACACTTCAAGCTGGGTGATATAGGAAGTCTGGAGTATAACGTTCAGCAAGAGTTCGATTATAGAAGAGAAGCCCTACACACCCCACAGGTGATCAATAAAGCAATCTCTTCCGACAGTGACTGGGGTCTCTCAGGATGGACACCTACTGACAGTCTTGAGATTAGTGTTCCTGCTGGCGATCTTTGGCTTAAGAAAGGAGTTGCTGACATAGGAGGAAGGCGTTTCATCAGGACTGGTGACGGATCAATAGAAGATGAAACAGGAGTAAGAGCAGGGGTAACTGCAGATGGATATTATTATGTCAGAATCAAATATGTTGTGTCAACCGACGACCATTCATACATTGCCGAGGCATCGGAATCACCAGAGTCCAATGACGACAAGTACATCACACTTGCATATGCAGAAGTAGATAATTGGCCCACTACTCCCTACAATTGGATATCCCTGACCGATCTCAGATCGTCAAACACCTCACTCTCACCACCTGTCACATTCAGTGGTGACACAGATGCCGGCACAGTAGCAGTACTTACCATCACACAGACAGGCACTGTCGAACAGTCCTTAGAGGTATATGGTGGTGACTCCACATTCTTCACGTCAGGCATTCCCAAGAAGCTCATCATCTACGGTAACGACACCACGGCCATAAGACTGTACAGCGGCGCATCAAACTATGTGGATCTGAGAGCAGATTCCACTACTAACAGTACCCTCTTTGTGCCCAATATCGATGTCACTACCCAGCTTGATGTGGCATCAATGACCCTCACTACCACCGACATATCAGGTGCCCTGAGCATAGGCGATCTATCTACAATAACCCTTGCTACTACTGGTGCATCTATCACCTTGGCAAACGCAGCAGACCAGATTGCTACATTTGAAAACTCTGGTGCTGGTAAACTGAATGTATTAGTGAAGGGTAAGATTACAGCAGAAGAAACAGGATCCAGTATTGCGGGGTCTGCAACCGTGGGCGGGGTGACACTGAATGGGAACGATGTCACTGCTGACAAGATCACACTCAGTGATACCACTAACCAGATCTACCTGAACTCTGCAGGCGCATCTGATGGCATCGTCACAACTGCATCTCTGTCTGGTGGCGACAAGACCTATACATTCCCCAATACCACAGGCACGGTTGCAGTGAGTGGCACGGGGGCAATGTCAGTCAACACTTCTGGGCAAGTAGTTCATTCCAACGCGGCCGGTTACAAGCATGTACCCAGTGGTGGTGCAACAAACGAGTTGCTTCTTGGAGATGGTGCTGACGGTGGTGCTTGGAGTTCCACGCCACAAATTGTTGCATTTGGCACAACAGGACTCATAAACTGTGGAACCAATCTTACAGTCGGTGGATGGGTTAAGCTTGACGGTAACACTATTCTTGACTCTGTTGGAACTACACGGATCACCGTTGGTTCTACCACCACCTTCAATGGTGACATTCGGATCGATGGTAATGACATCAAGGACTCTGGTGGAACGACCCGAATCACTCTTGGTTCGACTGTCACCATAAATGGCGACATTAGGATCGATGGGAATGACATCAGAGATGCTTCTGGGGCTGTCGTGATTTCCTTTGACGGTACAGATAGCATTGACGCCATTATGCCATTTTCAACTGATCTTGACCCATTTCTAGTACACAAACTCTACGACATGGGCACGAACATCCTAGCATGGGATGAGTGTTATGCAGACAACTGGAACAATGTTTCAAGCTGGAAACATTATGCAAATCCTCTCGCCACTATTGCTAAGTTCAGGCACCTGCCCGGCGATGTATATGAGACAGACTACGACAATCTGGATGACTGGGTGAGAACCAGAGTAAAGTGTAAGGTGAAAGACGCAAAAGGAAATCTCAGATGGGAAAGCGGATATATCCTTAAGTCTGGCTATGAGAAAGCAGGGGCCAGAGAAGTCTATGATGAAAGACTGAAGAAGGATGTGAAAGTAGGCAACTACGCAGATGGGTACAGTGATGAAGACTTCGAGCATGAGAAATCCTATTCCATCAACAAGGCCCAAGTTGTGCTGATTCAGGCCGTGGGTAAACTGAAGGATGAGAATGACACCTTAATGACAAAGATTGAAGAGCTAGAGAGCAGAATAGACACTCTGGAGAGTGCATAATGAGTGAACCGAGAGGACATAGCCGAGGAACATCGTAAGTACCTTGACATGTCAGATAATCCACAGAGGGTCAGCAACACATCTATCTTTGCCATGCTCAGTGACGGACTCATCGACCTGAAGGTATCACTCGCTAAAGTGGAGACACGACAGGAACAGACTGCTAAGGACATCAAGAACATGGATTGCAAGCTTGATGGGGTCACCGAGAAGATGAACGGCAGAATAAAGATCGTGGAAGATGACTTCATAGAACACTGTATTCACGAGGCTTCTGATACGGGGAAGATAGATGAGAGATTCAAGTGGCAGGAGAAAATGCAGAAAGTCCTTGTCTTTCTCCTTTTATCCATCTTAGGATTTCTCTTAGTAGTCTTCGGTATCCCAATCCCACTTCCCTAGTCCACTACAACAGCATCATCATATTCGCCCTTGGGTGTCCACACCCCGACATCAGGGCAATTCCATCTCTCTGCACAGAATGAGCACCGCATCTTAACGCCTTCGTGACCTGTTCTTGCGTTTATGGTTCTTGGCCTTGGATCGTCTAGTATGCGGCAGCCCTCGAAAAAATCCTCAGTGTCCTGTTGATATTTCCACAGATTGTGATCTACCTGTCCATTGCGGGTCTTGAGCAGTACTGACCAGTTATCCGCGTTGGCTGGGTACTTGTAGTCATGTGTCCAGTCTTCAATGAGACCCAGCTGCTCGGCCATCCATCTGTACACCGATAACTGAATGGAGTGGTTCTTGTGCGGCCTGAGTGAGTATTTCCAGTCCATGACCGTGATGACATCATGCCACTCACACTGACACATGGGATCTGGGGTGACGTGGTTGCACCTGCTGAACAGTACCCTATCACCATCAGTGAATGTGGTGCCTTTCAGTCTGACCCTGCCAACAAGGTCAACAGTGCCGCCGAGATCGTAGTGCTTGCCAAGGTGATCGAACTCATAGAACATGGTCTGCTCTATGGCAACTGGCTTGATGTCGTAGGCATCCCAGAAGTGATGGAAATTAAGCAACCCCTCTTGTACTGGGATGTGTAGTTTCTCATCAATGCTGTCACTCTCTCGCCAAGCCTCCATTATCTTCTTGAGTCCGTCGTTCAGCACTGGTGCTGATGGGGGTTCAACGCCCTTCATCTCACACAGCAACTTGGCAATGCGGTAGTGCAAGAAGGTTCCCGGAATGACCACCGCATGTGACTCTCTGGGTCTCTTAGGGTCACCCTTCTTGATCTGATATGCTATGTTCTCACACTCAAGTGATGCAAGCACCTCAGTGACCCTGAAATAGCTCTTACCCTTTCGTCTGTAAGGCACTAGATCTTCTCCCAGAGCATAGGCTTTCTGCCGGGCCGCATGGTACGGTCTTCGCTGCACTTGATCAGATTCTCTTCAGCCATGCTCACAAGCCGATGATGGATGGTAGTGTATGGTATTCCCATCTCTACCGATATCTGCTTGCTGCTCATGGCGGGCGGAGTCTTCCTGTTGATGAACTCAATCAGGGCTTCTCCTATGGTGACCTTCTTGAATCGGCCACCTTCATCTTCGATGTATATCTCACTCATACGACTTTCCTCACGTACACTTTCTTCATGTAAGCTGGTCTCTTCCTGTCGTGTATCTTCGCTGGATCCCCCGAGAATCCATCACATCCCAACTCCGTCACTTCATGTCGCCCGCCCTGTGTGCAGACGATCTGATGCCGATCCCGATAGTACTCACCACGCGGATATCCCGGCTTGGCAAGCCGACACGCGCATCCCTTCACTCCGTATGGCTTCACCCAGTGGTGAATGCACTTCTGACCATCACACAGACCTGCCTCTATGACACCCCTGTTGCCCGCACCGAACATCTCACGCCTCTCTTTTACCGTGAAATCAAACAGATCGTCAGCATCCTTCATCTTGTCCCAAGGGGTTGGGCCGATCTCCTTGTCGGTTGCTGGCTTGTACGGGTCGTGATCTTTCAATCTAGTTCAACTTCCAACTTACCTTGAAGTGCCGCCCACAGTCTGCCAATCTCTGCTTCCATTGAGTCTATCTTGTCAGTGATAGCAGCGATCTCTCCATATGACATTTCAAGAAAGATGACACCACCTTTCTCAATCTTGATGCCATGGTCATCGACAGTGATGAATATGTTTGTAGGGGTAGGCATATCTGGGCCATGGATTGTCCAGTTGGTGCCATCATCAACAGCATTGGTAGTGGGTTTTTCTTTATGGGAATACTTGTCTGGCATGGATAGTTGTTACCGTATCAGTAAATAAAGAACTTTCGCTTCATCCATCCATGCAAAAACTGATAGTGGCAAGTGCTAATGCGATCCCAACTAAGGTGCCGGCACCTATAAACAGTGATGCGATTCCTGCAACCAGTACCCCCAGTGCGTATGACCTCACTTCACTGCCCTTCAATTGGTATCTACTCATTGTCATCATCCCTTCCTCTCATAGTCATCGCATATGTAATCTGGGCGATATATCCGCTTCCAGTGCTTCAGGCATGAATAACAACAGTCTGCTATGTCGAACTCGTTATGCTCACAGTTTGCACAACAATCCACTTTCGACAGATTAGGGGGTTCTTCACTCATCATCCACCATCTCTGATCCATCCCCATCTACAATGACAGTCCCGCCGCCCTTATCCAGTGTCTTCTTGATGTCACCAACAAGCTTCTCGATCTTTGGTTTCTCCTTTGGATCTTCAAACATCTCCCCTGCCCGTTTCTTGACATCGGCAAGGGTCATGGTGAATTTGGTCTGCGAGCTGATTATCTCTTTATCTGGATACTTCTCTTGACTCTCTATGAAGTCCTTAGTCAACGGATGGTCAGTGACATCGAATGTGATGATATTGTAGGTCGCATCATAGTCATCGAAATCCCTGTCAGAGACAAAGCTCGGATGAGCTGCAAGCTCTTCATTCTCCTTTTCATAGTCTTCCCTGTTTCCACCACCCTGACGGGCAAGTATTTCGACAATGTACCTGTCGTCTTTCTTGTACATGCAGACATCTCTAAATCTTGGGGGAATTGGAATCTCGAATGCAACCATTATGAGCTGCGCCAACGGATTTCTGCCCCACATCAAATTATATAGTCCCATACTCAATCAGTCCTCTATTATCTCTACCCTACATTCAACACCAAGACCGTAGAGTAATTTGTACACCATCCCTACAATTTCTTCCATTGTCACTTCGGACTCTTTTAACAGGTCATCTCTCTCATTTGATGTCCTGTGTGGGCGTTTCTGTAATACTTTGACTTTGAACTTCATTCTTCAGTCCTCCATGTACTCTGGCACCTCGGCCTCGAAGCCAACACTACGCCAGACCTTCAATCTCTCTCTGGCATGATCGCTGAGGTACTTACACCTGTCAGCAAAGTCAAAGATCAAGACCTCTTTCTTGTCCTTCATCACACGGAGACCCCTGCCCAGCTTCTGGATGGTCTGAATGGCAGACTTACCACCATCGGCCAGCACTATGACATCAAGATTCTTCATGTCAAAGCCCTCACCGATCAGACCCTCGGTTGATACCAGCACATTGAGTATGCCATCAGGACTCTTGAATGAACTGAACTTCCAATCTCTACCAGTGTCCTCACCGTGCACGAATGCGGACTCCATGCCCGGATGATCGTCAATTCGTATCACTTGCTGCAACTGTAACATGGATTCCAGTATCTCACCATGTTCAATGAAGTCAACGAACACCAGTACCTTCTTTCTCTGCATGGCATGTTCTTTGACAATCCTCACTATCTCTGTGTTCCGCTTGGTGTTACGCACTATGGCTGACCTGTACACGTCAATGTATTTCTCAAACTGATCGTATATCAGAATGTCAACGGGTTGAAACTTGATTATGGGCTTGGCCAACATGCCCTGACCTATCAGATCCTCAGCAGGTAGCTCGTAGATCATAGGCCCTGTGGCAGCCATGACCCTCAGATTGGCATCCATTCTGTCTAGCGGGGTGGCACTGAACCCAAGTCTGTGATATGCAGGTATGGACATGCTGACATTGTATCTTCCATCAGCACCCAAGTGATGACACTCATCCTCTATGATCATGCCCCATCCATCAGGGTGTAGATCCATGAGCATCTTGTACTCATCCTTCTTCCTCTTCTTCCAGCTCATCAGTGACTGTACTGATGCCACGGTGATGATGCTAGGCTCGAAGTTCTTGCCCTGTGCCCGACCCACATAGTTCCTTGGTATTTTGATCATCTCATTGAGGGCATCCATCCACTGTTTGATCAGTATCACCTTATCTACAAGTATCAGAGTGGGTACGTGCAAGTGGGCGATCAGCATGGCACCCATGATGGTCTTTCCAGATCCCGTGGGTGACTTGATAATACCCCTCACATCCTTATTCATGGCCGCATTGAAGGCATCTGTCTGGTACTGCCTGTGCTCGAACTTGGCCGTCATCTCAAGGGGCGGGCCTAACCTCTTTGGTTCGACAAGATCAGAGTGGATAGCGATTGGTATAGGATCAAGCATCAATCTCAGCAATACCTTTTCCATCAGCCCCGTGGGGAAGGCATTTCCCTGTAACAGTGATATGGTACCATCCCATTCAAGTGCTCTCTCTAACTGCCAGTCGTCGCCATTGGCTCTGGCCTTCTTGATCCACTTCTCTCGGGCGAACTGCCAGTCCTTCTTCTCGAAGCTGCACTCTTCCCTGATGACCTTCGCAATGCTCCTGTCATCAGTGTGAAAAGTAGAGTACCTGTCCCCGATTTTTATTGCCAACTCCATTGTAATCATTATTACTGGAACGGTAATAACTAATAAGGGTTACCATCTGGAATACCATAATCCAAAAGGTTCTTATCTGTCTGGTAGAATCAGATCGGTGAGGTAATTAACTTTGAGTGAAGACAAAGGTTTGATCGTCTATGATAATACCATTGGTGTTAAACTTGGTAGTAAATGGACTGTCAGTTACGGGGTACCTGTTGGTGAGAAACCTAGGATCGAGCTTACATGCTTGAGAAAGGTGCCAAAGGAACTTCTGAAGCCTGAAGACTACAAGTACGCATTCTCTAAGAATGCAGAACCCTATCACAATGCAGTGTTCCCGTTGCTACATGGGGCACCACGAAATGATAGGGAAATGAGCCTGACAGACTCCTGCATGTACATCAAAGAGTTTGCCGCTTGGCTGCTGAAAGACATTCCAAAGAAAACGGGCATTGTGTTTTGTTTGCCCATGATCGAGTACGCAGAGGGTCTTGAGGCCCTGAAGCACACACTTCGGACACTCCCACAGGGCAAGATTGGAATAGAGTTCATGGGTGAGGCTTGGGCAGCCGCACTGGGCGTACTACCCATCAAGAAGGCACTTGAAACACAGGTGCTATCCATTAACTTTGGTTCATCAACACTTGAGACCATATTCTTCTCGGGTATTGATGAGATAGACAAGGCAGTGTGGACATTCGGTGGATCCAACATTGACCGTCGATTGGTGAATGCCATAGAGATGGGATATCGTGGTCTGTCGGCCACTGAGAATCAGGCACGACAGATCAAAGAGAGGTACAACTATACCACCAACGATGGAATACATGCTGAACTCACTAGAGAATCATCACTCACCCAAGAGACCATCAAGGGTGCCACAATCAGAAAGATCGTTGATTCCTACATCAACGATGTCACCAATAGGATCAGAGGATTCTTGAGAGAGGCAAGGACTACAAACCTTGCAGCCGTCAACGCCCTTCAGATCGAAGGCAAAGGTTATCTAGCACTTGTAGGTGGCATGACCAACATGCCCGGATTCACACAGGCTGTCTATGACAACCTAGTACAGAGCGGCGGCATATCCAGCAGGATCACCATGGTCAGCCCCACAGATGGGGTTGTAGCACCAGCAATTGGTGCATGGAAAGCAGCCAATCTGTTTGAACGTGACCGTGTTGATGAGAAAGTGGCCACTTGGTCACAACTATCATGAGGCAATCAATATGTCAGAAACCCCAAAGAAAAGAGGAAGACCAAAGAAGGTCGCGGAAAAAGACACCACGGCCACGAATCTTGAGAACAAACTAGATGCATTCAATACCCTGCTCATGGACACACTGAACAGGTTGACTAGAGTTGAAGAAGTGACCCAGAACATAAGCAGGAACTTTAGTTTCCACACCCACACGGTGACCCTTGGTACAGGAGCTGCCACCTTCAACAAAGTCTTGTATGATCAGTGGCTTGCTGAACAAGAGGCCGCAAAGACAGCAGCAGAAAAACCGCCCACGACGGAGTGACCCCCATGAAGGCGGTCTTCGAGGTAGTCCGCAAAGTACGCGACTGGCTACGAAGCGAGATCTCAGATCCTAGCATCAGGCTCTTTCACACATGGAACTTCATTGTGATGGGCCTGATCTACCTCATGCAAGAGAGGCTTCCACAGACCCGACAGGAGATACTAAGAGCCACATCTCTCAGTTCATCTTCTGTCCACCGTGGGCTAGGATTCATGATTGAACTTGGCATCATCAAACAGACTGGTAACATCTACGAGTTTGCAGTCGTCGTTCCCAAAGACATTCTCGAGATATCGACAGGTGATAGCAGAGTGACCATGGCCGCATTAGACGATCTAAAGAGGTTCATTGTGGGTGAACTACGACTGTCCGGCATACCCAATGATAGAGTACAAGACATGACAGACCTCCTTACTCAATACAAACCTAAGATTGTGAAAGAAAGGAAAGGAACAAAAAAGAGATTAGGAGATGCGCTGCTATAGGTTATTGTGATGACCGCCAATAATGAAGAGGAACCAATATTCAACCCACTACGACATAAGCTACGCGAGTGGGAAGTGACTGATGCAGACGGTAACGTACATAAAGTGTTGATGACCGATCACTGGACTGTAGTGCCCCTGCACTGGTCAGCCAGTTGGTTGCTTGATGTATGGAAGGCAGAGAGAGAAGTGGGTCACGCCATATGCGGATGGCCTACCTTGAATCACAAGCCATGTAAGAACTACCCAATTGCTGATGAGGCCATAGCCAATGTCACCATGGTGGGTAAATGTGGTCTTCATGCAAACCCACCCGTAGTTGTGGAGCCAAAAGAGATGCAAGTCAAAGAGATCCACGGGGAGATGATACCCGTTGATGAGGCCGGGTTGCCAACCGTTCCCTCATTCAAGGCATTCAGTGATATTGCAATGAACATTTACACGCGGTGTGCCAACTGTGAATACCGATTCAGGTGTGACAAGGAAGGTCAGAATGACGGCATATGTATCAAACAACACACCCTGTTCAATGAACTCATGGGTGATGTGGTCAGACAGTACTCATTGACCGAGGCCGTTGACCAGATGATTGCCTTCAACATGATATCATCATTCATTGACATCATCAAGACACACCTCTATGAGTCACACCATGGCACGGAATCCGCCATGAAAGAAGGCATGTTTGGTCTTCGCCTGCAACTCAACCGGCTGATCCAACAGAACATGCGCACCCTTGGTGTTGATCGTAAGTTCAGGATTGTGATCAGAAGGGGTAATGATCGCCAATTGTCAGACAGGACACTGGCTGAACTCATGGCCGACAAGAGCGTTGGGGAAATACATTCGGCCACTCAGACCACCACGGTCACATCGTACAAGAAGGTACCAGAACCAAAAAAGCACTCATTTATAGACATAGATGGGAAACCAATAGTGGACATTGAATATGAAGTCGAAACCTGATGATCTTCCATTGGCACTGGAACTTGACGAGAGCATCATCCCTCGGCTCAGACAAGACCCAGTACTCTTTGCTCAGAAGATATGCTACGCCTATCCACACTGGTATCAAGAAGAGATCCTGCTTAACGATGCAAACTCCATAGTCATACGAATGGGAAGACAACTTGGTAAGACTTTTGCCATGGCGATCAAGGCCATTCATGCTGCCTTCACCAAGCCCGGCGTCATCAATCCAGAAGATCCATATGTGGTCATGATAATTGCCCCTGCTCAACGACAGTCACAGATCATGTTCGAGCAGATCCAGCGACTCATCAATTCAAGCCCCATTCTACAACAGAGTGTCATCAAGTCCATTCAGCAAGAGATCAGATTCAAGAACGGTGCGGTCATCTACAACTTCCCAATCGGTGAGACTGCAGACAGAGTACGTGGCTATGCCATCAATCTGCTCATTGTTGATGAGGCCGCATATGTACCAGATCGTGTGTTTATCTCACTGGAACCTGCACTCAGCCACACAGAGGGTTCCATGGTACTGATATCAACACCCTTTGGGCGGTTCGGATACTTCTATGACGCCATCAAAGATGGGGTTCCGTACAGTGACTATTCTCAGATGAAGAAAAGAGGGGAGACCCTTGAAGATGGCAGGTCAGTAACACATTGGTATCCCTACACTGTGGGCCTAGAAGTAGTTCTCAGGGATAGAAGAGGGAAGTACACTGGGAAGACACAATCCTCAGAAACATCCATCAAACGACAGAAACGAAGAATGCATCCAGTAAAGTTCGCGCAAGAACATGAGGCCCGATTCGTTGATGATGCTGCCATGTATTTCCCACTGAAACTGATCATGAATGCAGTAGAAGAGTATCCCATGGAAGTGCAACCCGAACCCGGGTGCCAGTACTACATGGGTGTGGACTTTGCCAAGATCGCAGACTTCTACATTGCAGTGGTAATCAAGAGATATCCTGATGATGCACTACCTATGAGAGTGTGTAACTGGCAACAAGACCAGAAGCGTGACTATTCCATCACAGTGCCACGCACCGCGCAACTCGCCAAGAGATTTGGTGTCAAAGTACTCTTTGCTGATAGCACCGGTGTGGGGGAACCCAATGTAGAGAAACTACGTCAGATGTTACAGGGGGTGTGCAGGGTAGAATCAGTGAGCATGGCATCTCTTGAAAAGCAGAACCAGATGTACGCCAATGTGTATGAGCTGCTTGGTGCTGGGAAACTGGTACTCCCCGCAATGAACAAGGAATTGCTCACCCAAATGCAACTGGTGGCCATGACCAAGATGCCAAGCGGCAGGATCAAGATCGAGGCCGCATCGGGCGGGCATGATGACTACCCAGATGCCATTGCACTGGCCTGCATGAGCACTCTGGAACCCAGATACGAGATGTTTGTTGGTGGGGTGTCGAAGATGGACAAGCCACAAGAGACACAAAGACAAGAAATGGTCAGGTTTATTGGCACATCCGCCATCTCATCAAGGGACAGAAGGGTGATGAGAGATCCAATTACAGGAAGACCAATTGGCATACTTCCATGGGAAGAGAAGTAATGACGGAACTTTAATATGAGTGCTAGACCACACTCAAGTAACTGTTCCACCCGATTCTAAGGTTCACGACAGAACTATCTCTGGTGAATGATGTGACGACCTACGATATGTCCCTATTCTTAGGAATAATCGAGAGAGGCGGCATGCCCGTGGGTCTCAGAGATCAGTACGTGCTCTTGAGGATGACGAAAGAGAAAAACCCTTCTGCCAAGGATGAGATCTGAAATGGTAGAAGAAAAAAAGCCGAAGAGGCGCACCAAGGCTGTCATCATAGCAGAACTCCCAGAAGAGATTCGTAAGAAGCTCGGGGAATCAAGTCTAAAAAAGATGACAGTGGCAAAGCTCGAGGAGCTACTCAAAGCCCCCCCAGAACCTGAAGAACCAGTGGTGACAGAAGAGCAACCCGAAGAACCTGAACCTGAACGGACATCTCCTAAACTTACTTTTGATCCAGAACCCCCAGTAAAGACCGACACCCCAGTGGTGATCAATGGTCGTATTGAGGGATATGAAACGATCAAAGGAAAAGGATATTGGATGCAAGTCGTCAGGCAAGTAGAGGAAAGCGGTATTGAGTTCATCAGAAATGTTCCGTGTACCTTTGAAGGTGAAAGAACAGTCGCAGTGGGTTAATCCCCTTCAGTAAATTCTTCAAGACCGGCTTTGGGTTTCTCTCTGATCACCACTGGCCTCTCTTTTTCTGGGCCAAGGGCACGTAAGCTCATCCGAGATTTACAGTCAGTACATGGCTTGATCTTGGCAACCCTTCCCTTCAATACATCGGGAAGAAATATCGTGGCAACAACTATCCTTGGACAACTACCACATCGATAGGTTGCCTGAATGACAGGTGGTAACTGTACATAGAACCCAACTCGTGGATTGTCAGGGTCTGGTGAAAAATAGACCACAGCCTTTCTCTCGGCCATGGCCCTTCTGACTATTCTATCTTCTAGTATGCTGTTTCCTATGGAGATCAATTCGACTGGTCGTTCAGCCACATGAAGATCTCTTCCGGCGTTGGATTCCAAAAGACGGGAACCTCCTTGAGAGTGGTCTTATGCTTCAGTATCTTGGCCCACCATATCAGTTCCATCTTGTAAACCAGTGGTAGGTTGACTGGATCAGGTTCGACGTATTTACCATTAGCATCCTTGAACAGACGTTCTCCCCTGTTCAGCTCAATGATGGTAGTAGCATCGTACCATATCCTAGACTTAGTTTTGTGAGCATCCCACTCTGGTCTCTGACCACCATCGTACTCGAAACCTTTACCCGGTTCCTTCTTGCCTGTTGGATCAGATCGCCCAAGTATCACAACATCAGTGGGTGCCTTCATCAGACGATTTGCCATGATGTTAAACTTACGCTTTGGCACACCGTAAGCAAACTGTGCTCTTGCCTGACCAATCTTGCCTGTTTTAATATCATCCATGACTCTGTGCATCAGATGTTTATAGACAAATGATGCAGTATCGAACACGATGAACAGCTTTGATATCTGCTCATATGGCAAAGAGACAATCTGCTTGACCTCTTTGAGTAAAAATCTTGCCAGTGCAAGCTCATGACCATGCTCATATGTCAGATCTAACTTGTCACCCTCTATCTTGATCTGATCTTGCTGTGCCTGAGTCGGTATGATACGAGTCCTCTTTCTCACATCTGGGTACCTCTTCAAGATCTGATCCAAGTTCTCATATGGCTCGGTGTTCAAGTACAACACCGTCTTGGTTTCTCTCATTCTGGCTGACCTGATACCAAATCTTGTCTTGCCAGTGCCTTGATCACCAAAGCATGCCACCTTGATGTTTGGTATCCATTCGGACACTGGTTCTCCGGGCAGAGTATTCGTAGCCATCTTCATCACCAAAAAAATGGGGGAGTAGGGATAAACCCTACTCTGCTGGCTTGCCTGTGCAAACCTGTGAGTGTGTAAGTACCTCACTTGGTTGTAAGGTCATTTTACACTTGTTGCAGACGATTGGTTCCATCTGAGGTGCCGCAGCACCGGGCACCTTCTCTACTGCTGGTGTGTCAGTAACGGGTGTGCCTGTACTACCAGCCGCACCAACGGGTGAGTCACCATATTCCTTGGCAACAATTCCAATCACATGATTGACCAGTTTGACATGATCTGATAGCAACTTACCATCAGCCCCTGTCATGTGTTGTGGCAAGATCCGTAGGCTCTCCAACTCTTTCAGTGTCAGAGTAGGACCGTACAGTTCTCTGCCTTCCAGCACAATGGCCTTCAGCGAATCAACAGTCACATCCGTCTTCTGCGCGGGTTTGGGAATGGCTGCTGGTTGAGCCACTGGCGGTGCCCCGGGATCGGTTGCTGCTGCTATCACTTCCTCTACACGTGCCGCTTCCACGTCAAGGGGTGTAGGGGGTGCAGGCTGAGGCGCAGGAGTTGGAGCTGATGTGGTGACCACCTGTTCAACTTTTCCGGTAGAGAAACCTAATGGAACGAGCATAGTTGCTTCCATGTCGATCCAGTTGATCTCTCTCTCTTCGTCTCGGTAAAAACGAGTGATTACTCCAGCTACTAACACCTCAGTTCCTGCATAGGTGTTGGTCAAGTGTCCGATAGCATCTTCTGATGAACTAGCACCCATCCTGACGGCATCTGTGAATATCTGGTCAATGATGGGAAGATTCACAAAGTGATTGCCCAACCTCTTGTTCAAGAACTTGAATTTGAGGCGATTGTCACTCTTGTCATCATCATCTATTGGCCTAATATTACCACCAAAGGTATAGATGCTCTTCTCTGGATTGTCTATCCTTGATTGAATGAGTGGCTGTCCTTCAGCAGTCGGCATTCTCTCGGGTCGCATCTGTACCATGCCGGTCTTCGGATCTATTACAGGATTCCGATCAGCATCCAGCACTGGTACCAGATTGCCTGTCTCTTCCCACTCTTCGATGGTTCTGAAACTGCCAAGCTTACCAGTGACGATCACGGGTGCGTATAGATGTGACTCCCGATCAAGTGCGCTGACTGGCAGTGCAATCTTGGCGATCTGGCCTATGATGGTTTCAGATGACAGTGGTTCCGACTTGTCAAGGTATGACATGGTGTAACCAATGTCGGTCTCACCAGACTTGCGCTTGAACTCGTTCTCTTCTACTTTCATAGACAGAACATGCCAGAACGGTAGTGGCACCTTGTTGCCTTCATCTCCCGGCCCAGATCCCCATACTGTTGCCTCTGCTAGTTGCCCAGTGTCCAGTCGATAGATCAATGTTCTCTGGCCATTGACTCTGGCTGGATCAAAGTTATTCTTTGCCGTGAGGATGTCACGGCCACCAAGAAAGTATCCATCCCATGTGTTCATGGACTGTTTTCGTTTCTCTGCCTTCGCAGCCTGCTCGAAGTAGTTCTTGCAGATCCTTATGGGATATGAGCTGCGAACAGGGTGTTCATATGTAGGCTTGATGGTTACCGGAGTCACAAAAGAAGCGTAGTCTGGATGTACCATCGCCTTTGCCACATTTACCGCATCGGTCAGTGTGAAGCTTGACAGTGGCTCTTCAAGCCGCGGATCATTTGGATTTAATGACATTTTTAACACCTGAGTTAACAGTGTTTCTAACACCAGAACTAACTGATGCACTCCTGTGATTGTTACCGTTCAGATAAATACTTTCCGATTGCATAGTGTTTATATTCCACGCCGCCCACGATATGATGGGTCGTGCAACATGGCATTTGACTTGCATATCTATGACAGAATTGCACTGGTCAACAAACCTTGGATGATAGGATCTGATTACTATGTCAATGCCAAACCCGGTTCCGAGAAGATGTCGTACTGGGTACCCGGTGATGGCATAGCAGCCGACGGTGTTAGATGGGATCTCCCATTTCACATATCCACCTCTGGAAGTCAGCATACCTATTTCGTACTAGACTTTGACGCTAGGATCTTGGGTGATCTCCCTGCCATGGATAAGCACGACCAACTTATTCTAAGGGAGTCCAAGATCCGCGTCACCCTAGACTTTGTAAAGAAATGGCTTGAGCAGAACCCAGAGTATCAGTTCTTTGCCAAGATCAGTGGCTCTGGCATACACCTAGTCCAGAAATACGACAAGAGAATCAACCCCAAGCGCATGGAACCCGTGGCCAAGTACCTATTTCCAAAATGCGAACATGCGCCCGCTACTGCCAAACCCGAACTCACTGAACCACACATATGTGATGAGAACTGTGACGGATGGCACAATCCATATGAGTACGACAAGAACATGAAGATCTGGAAGCCTTGGGTAACCCGATGGTCTAAAGTTGTCGTTGTTGATGGCATCAAGGCCGAGATCACAGTTGACCTTGGCATGTTCTACACCCGTCACATGATCAGGTGGACTTACTCTCGTAACATGAAGATTCCCTCTCGTTTTAACTATGCAATTCCCATAGATGAGTGGAACGCAGACTGGATACTCGAACACATGCACCGAGAGAAAATGATCATACACGAATACACTATCCCACCCTTCCAGTTCGAGAGACACCTTCTACCAAAGGGATCGGTGCCCGGGGTTCCAAAACCCACCCACGATGAGAAGTATCGTGATGGCAAGTACTACCGCATAGATGTACCAGCACCAGAAGAAGAACTCACTCAGGTGATGCAGTACAAGATCGATCAGCTAGACGCACTGATGGCATGCGATGAGAAAGAGGTGCCCCCCTGCGTATCTATATGGTACCAAAAGACCAAGACAGAGAAGGGAATATTCTGGGGCAGATTCGTCTGGGTCAGATGGCTGGCCAACAAAGGCTACACACCAGAAGAAATCGGCACCCTGATGAGATTCAAGGTCAATGATGAACTTGATAATGCGCCCGGCAACAGGAAGAAACTAGAGCAGTACATGCCACAAGTCTATGGCCCACGAGCCAAGCCATATTCCATGATGAGATGTACAAAGCTTCAGTTCCATGGCGAACCCACATCAGCAGAGTGGAAGATCGCCACGGAAGAGATGTGTGCCATCTGTAAGAGAACCCACCCACTTCAGAACTATCGAGAACACATCACTGAAGAAGAGAAAGAAGCAGAAGGCTTCATTGAGATTCAGCGTAAGTGCATGGACATACTTGATAACTTCCGAGGACAGAATCTAGTGGTCAAGAAAGCCACTCGTGCTGGTCTCACAACCACCATGATTCCCATGGCCAAAATGCTAGGCAGAAAGATGCTAGTGGTGGTTCCCACAAACAAGATCGGCAGGGAGACCTTCGTCAAGGCAGTGAGCCTGTGTAAGACCAAGTTCGATGTGGAAGTCAACGGTGCCATGTTCGCAGCCAACAAGAATGCCTGTCTTATACTGACCATTCTCAATGAAGAGGTGAAGCGTAAGAAGCGTACCAGTGCCGACCCTGTATGGGCCGCGCCACTGGCGTGGTCAGCATTGCGTTATCACTCTAAACCTACATGTGAGAAATGTAAGTACAGGGAAATGGAGTTTCCTATCCCCATAATGAACAATGACATTCCAGTGCCAATGATTGACGCTGATATAACAGTCTATCAGGATAGCGTCAAGCACAGTCAGGGCACCTGCGCTTACATTACCCTCTACAATCACATCAGAGATCTGGATGTAGTGTTCATCACCTATTCCAAACTGTTTGCCCTGTTCTCCACTGACTCAGACCAAGCATCATTCATCAGGAACGAACTATTTGAGTGCTTTGACGTGGTGCTCTTGGATGAGGTATCTCATCTCACCAATCACTCGGCCATGACGATCAAGCTGCTCAGGAAGAGTGCATCCAATAACAAGAAGGTAACCAAGTATGCAGAGTACGCTGACAATCTGATCTTTGAGTTACACAGAGAGATAATCACACTGCGAGAATACAAGGACTCGAAAACCACCCAGTCCATTGAAGACTATGTAATGAAGTTCATCTTTGAATACGAACACTTCCTAGAGAACCCACTCATTGATGAAAAGACAAGGCGCATGGATAACTTTCTGGATCCCGATGACATAGACAGACTCAATGAGCACTTCTCGGCATATCACGACATCATAGAGAAGGCCGCACTCGAGAGAAACATATCATTCAGTAACATTGAGGCCATCTTATTCCTGCTCAAAGAACAACAATGGATGATGTCTAGTATTCCAACCAACTTCAATCCCATTGACATGTCACTCATTGTGGAACCCGCCACACGACACATCAAGAACTTCATTCGTGAGGTGGACAGAGCAGACGACAAACAAGTGATCGTCACCGATGCCACACTCCCATACGTCAATATGATGGACTTCTTTGAGATAAAATTCAATCACTATGAAGTGGGTGACCCACGGGGCACCAATGATACACAACTGGTGATCACAGACTCTCGGAATGTCAATGTCATTGATCTGTTCTTCAACAAACTGAAGAGGTCTAACCTACAGATGGATCTATTACGATTCATATCTACAGTGGGTGATGCACATGGTGCCGAGAACATCATGGTGGTCGCCCCGAACATATTCACATTTCATTGGCTCTACAACATGCGAAAGGAAGGTGCCATACCAAAGAGACTGATACTCACCTATTACAGATCGGACTTGACCATAGGAGTAGAGTCTGATCGCAGAGTCATGATCACAATATGCCCACCCACACCACCAAAGGGCAGCCACGATTGGCTTGCATTCTATTTCCATCTTGACGGCATCCTGATAGACCTCAGCATCAAGGAACTTGGCCGAAGACTTGGCACTACATCCGCTAAGATTGCTTTCTATCAGGCAATAGGCAGATCAAAAGATCCAGAAGTAAGGGTCAAGAGTGTGGTGTATTGTTGGGGTGTATCAGGTGGCCGTCACAGAAGGGATAAGATGGGCATCCAATCAGCAATGGACCTAATGACATTTGATGATGAGGTACCCAAGCCTCACATATTCAATCCAACACCATCAACGGCCAGATCTGATCTGGTCATCAGCGTGGGCAAGATATGGATCAACTCGGGCACAATCGTAGATCCATTTCTAATACGCATAGCGGGCATAGTGAGAACCAGTGGATCTCTCACAGAGAACACATTGAGAGATAAGATGAGGTCATATTCTAACCAATTAGATGGTGCCTTCTCTTCTGATTCTCTTGCACTGCTAGAATATCTGGGGGTCACAGTGACCGAGACCTATTCACCACAGTCACGAGATAGAGTTCAGAGGTTATTTCAATGGTCAAAGTACAAGTAAGTGCAAAGTATAACAAATACACAGACAATCCCGACTACTGGTTCTTGGACACCATTAGTCAAGAGATAGACAAGTTGATCATCCCAAGATCCGACAGCGACTCCTGTTTCAAACAGAAGGGCATGACAGATCAGGAGATCCTTCAGGCGATCAAGAGCAATAAGGGGGCAGGCACCGTACTTGGCATTGACCACATAAAGCAGTACGACCTGTTACAAAAACAAGAGATCGATGTTGCTAGGGTCAGGATGAAATCGGCCAGAGCAGTCGGCAAGTACCGGCTTGTGACATCCAATGAGGGCAACATCAAACGAATATACCGTCACGCCTTCGACAAGGGCTGGCTCTATGGCATGCCCTACAACAACCTGTACAAACCACTCACCATCCCCGTAGATCCTAAATGGACAAACAAATTCAGCCATCATGACCCCGACCTGAGATCACGACTGTTACAGTGGACATTCGCACCACTACCTACCATCAAGAGAATGGCCATTGACATAGAGACCCTATCAAGGGGTGACGTGATACCTGATGTGAGAGAGGCATTGGAACCCATCATCTCATGCGCTGTGGTCTATTCAGATGACCGCCCTGCTGCGGTGTTCGTGCTCAAGGCCAAGGTCAGAGCCTTCAACAACAAAGTGAAGCGCAACCAGTCACTGGCCGAACAGATCCAACAAGGCAACATCAAGGTAAAGATGTGCGACAGTGAGGGAGAATTATTGGAACACGTGTTCCAAAGAATGGGCGAACAGGGATACCCTCTCATCTGCACCTACTGGGGGAGAGAGTTCGATCTTCCTTACCTCTATAACAGGGCCAAGCAACTCAACTTCCAAGACAGAGAGATACCATTCAGAGCATGGCTCAGCATCAGAGCATCTACTCGAAAGGGTGGGAAGTCCAAGACATACAGAGAGTGGAAAATTAACTTCAATGACAAGCTGCATCTCGACCTATGTGTGCACCTAGATCAGCCAGTCATCAAGAACTACGTGCACAAGAACAAGTACCTTGACACCAAGAAACTGGGCGGTGTGTCCAAGGCCCTGCTCGGACTCGAGAAATACAAATACGAGGGTGAGATATCTGACATGGCCATCAGTGATCTGGTGTGGTACAACTACTGGGACTCCTACTTGACCATGGAACTCACCAAGTTCGATAGTGAGGTCACACTCAAGATCATACTCATGTTCATGCGGCTGGGCAGACAGACCTTTGGTGATGCCGCTCACCGCGCCATAGGATCTAAGATCCTGAATCTATTCCAAGGCTACATGATAGAGCAAAACATCCTCATCCCCACCAGTGAGGAACTGAAAGTGTTCGGTCAGATCGAGTCAGCAGATAGATCCAAGGCAGGTAAGGGATTCGAGGGTGCCACCATATTAGAAGTAGAAGCTGGCGATCATTACGACACCGACACCATGGACTTCTCATCCCTGTATCCCACCGTGATGTGCAACAACAACATATCCTTCGAGACCATGAACTGTGGTCACACTGAATGTAAGGCCGCACTGGACAACAGGGTACCATCTCTCACCCACTACACCTGTAAGATATACAAGGGCATCATGCCCAAGTTGATCAGTCTGGTCAAGGACATCAGGCTATCAGTCTTCAAGCCAAGAGCAAAGGCAGATCCAGAAGCATCAGCAGTCGAACAGGCACTGAAAGTGTTCATCAACGCAAGCTTCGGGGTCACAGGTTATGAGCACTTCGGACTGTACTGCCCGCCTGCTGGCGAGAGCACTGCAGCATATGGAAGAGACGCCCTGATGAAGTTGAAGGCAAAGGTCGAGAGCATGGGTATTAAGATCATCTTCGGTGACACTGACTCAGTGGGTCTAGTAGGTGCAACTACTGAGCAGATCAAAGAGCTTGAAGAGTGGTCGCTGAATACACTGGACATTGAACTGGCTCATGAGTATCACACCATCGTCATGGTCATGTGTGGTAAGAAGAACTACTTCTACATTGATGACAAACATGAGCTTACAATCAGGGGACTCATGGGCAAGAAGAGAAATGTGCCCCCCATTGTCAGACGGTGCTTCGATGAGTGCTTAGAAGAAGTCAAGGGTCTCTGTATCAACGGATATTGTAATCACGATACACTACAACACGTATTCAGAACCGTGGTCAGGAAATACTACCAAAAGATCTGGGATAAAGAGGGCGAGATCTCAGACTATGCGGTTACCACCCAGATGACCAAGCGTATCAGTGAGTACACCAAGACCACACCAAAGCATGTGAAGGCGGCCAAGATGCTGGTTGACTGGAAGAGGCACAGTGCTGGTCAGGCGTACCTTCACATCAGTGAAGATCAGCTTGTGCCTGCTGGTACCTACGTGGAGTACATATCAAAGGGCAAGACAACCAGCAAGAAGAAACGCATGGATCAACTGCAGACTGTGACCAAGCCCGGCATCAAGTCATATCCAGTACCAGTAGAGATGGCCACAAAAGATGACATCACTCCTGAACTCGTGCATGCCATCCTGATATCAGCAATGGG